TCGGCGAGCTTGTTGTACTCAACCAGCCACTGATCCATCGAGCCGTAGGATACGGGTTCCTTCCCCGGCACAAAGAGAGGCCATTCGGTACCAGCTTCCTGCGGAACGCTTGGACTAGCGATCTCCTGTGCGTCCACGGTAATAGCGTCCTGAACGTCGATAACCTCCGCAGAAATGTCTGTCGCCTCTGCCTCTGGCTCTGGTGTGTCGGCATCTGGCTGGCTCTCTGTCTCAAGTACCTCATAGGTTTCCTCTATCAATTTGGCTGGAGCGATAGCATCCAATGGGTTGCGTGGGATGTCCTTGATCTCTGCTGGCTTGGCTACCTCTGGGTAGTCATTGGCCTCCTCTGTGGTGATGAGTCCCTTCAGTGCATCTGGGAACGCATCACGCAGGGCAAAACCTCTGGCTCGCATCTGTAGCATCCGCTTGGGGTAGCTAGTCCATGGCCCCTGCTTATTCCACAGTCCTGCCCGCTTTGCATCCTCCACTGAAAACCGTGCTGTGACAGGCTTACGCCCCCTTCTGTGGGCGATACAGACTGCGACAGGGTTCGGTGTACCTTCGCCCTCAAAGAACTCCTCTACGCCCTCACAGGCTGGGTGTGCCTGCACCAGTGCCATCGCTGCATCACCGTAGACTGAGGGCTTGCCGTTTATGACGCTGATGTTTTGCAAAGCTTGCATCGGAGCAAGTCCGATCTCTGTTCCCCATTGGATAGCGACCAAGATATCCAGCGGTTTGCCTGCATAGTTCTTCGGGACAAGATTACTGTTGGCTAGTTCGGACGCGAAGTCCTTTGCTTCTGCGAATGTTGTCGGCAGGAATCCTTGCCTTACTGTGAGATTACTCATTTTGCCCTCGCTTTAAATAGTTTCATCTGGTCGGCTCCTGCATAGGGGATGACGCATCCTGCGTACTCAGACAAATCCAAATTGAGTGGCTCGTCATAAAATACGCGCTGTTTCATAGCAGGGTCTGGCTTGCCTTCCTTTGTGTAATGGAAAAACTTCTCTGGGCTTTGCTTTTTGATAATCGCTGTGATTTCGGCAATAGCTTTGTCCCTTATATTTTCTGGGGCAGCAACTGCTTCGCGCAGCATTATTGTTTGCATAGGTGTTAGCATTGCTTTCATTATTTAATCTCCTTCACGGTTAGTGATGATTGGCGCACGGAGTACGCCGCCTTTCCTTTGACTACGCGATCTTGTGTCGCTTGGTAATTACGCATAGGCCAGCTTACTTGGTAACGTCCTATCGTTGCTTTACTGGCTGTCTGCATGGCTTCTTTGATCTTAGTTTCCCGATCATTGATGATTTCCTCGCACTGCTTTATGTCCTGCTTGGCTTCTAAAATGTCACGCGCCCATGTTTCAAATTCACCGCCGAGTTGGACTGTCGCCTCTTCTCCCTGCGCCCAAGTCCTGTCGGCATCGGCAGAGTTGACAGGCGGGTAGTAATCAATATGCCTATCCATTTTCCATATGTCAAGTCTACGCTCAAAGTCTAAAACGGCTGCATCGATTGCCCGTAGTGTTGGCGGGTGCGGTTTAAACAGGAAAATCCTTAGCTCTGTGCCGCGATATAAGACGCATAGAGCGCCCCATTTGGCTCCGGTAATATCCATCTGTGCCTGAAGCTGAATCACGCCTCTGTAGAGCGCTGGGCTATGCTCTGGTGCCACTGCGGTTAGCTTGGCTTCCAGTATGCCGCGACCATCTAGCTGAATGCTATCCCCATCCATGACCATGATGCCAAGATCTGGGTTATTCTGGACGACTATCCCATTGCCATCGGCAGTTGCGTCAAGGGAACAAGCAAGCTTTAACAGTGGATGGAAGTAAGGCTCTGGATGCTCAGTGATTAAATTCGACACGCCCAGCCGGACTGCCGCCCTTTCTAATATCGCCGACTCGAACGTGTTGCCCCATTCCATTGCTTCATTGCTAATGCTTTCTGGTGTCTTGTTTCCCAGCGCATCGATGGTGGCAGACAGTTCGTCATTCGGGCTTCTGTATTTGCTGAATCCCATGACAGCGGGTAGACGAGATGCGGATAGCATCGTATCCGGTGTGACTTTTCCGACCATGATTGACTCCTTATTAAAATGTAAATGTTACTCGCTGAATGATTCGCTCGATCAGTGAATGGGTAACTGTGTAACCCTGCTGCTGAGACAGGTTGACGAGTAGCAGAGCCTGTAATGCGTCTGGCTCAGACAGGTTCGGTGCTACTTCGTAGAGTGTTGCAAGTGTTGCTGGCTTTGCTGGTTGTTTTGCTAATGTGACAGGCATAGTGATCCCTTTCGGTTCATGTGGCGGTAAAAAAACCTGCCCGAAGGCAGGTTGTGTGCTGCTCTAATAGAGTTTAATCGTTCGTGAATCGCTCAAAGTGGCAGCGGGTATTCTCAATAAAGTCAGCGACTTGAGTGCCTGAGAAGTCTTCCATTGGCTCCCAGACCCAAACCCTTTCATCGTCTTCAGCGTCTGAATATGCCGGGTCTTCATTGTTTATAAGCCAGTCGATTACCTGCTCATAAGACCAGCTATCAGGCCATTCAGAGAGCCATTCACCCAGCGCGAAAGCTTGTGACTTACTCATTGTGATTGTTTCCATTTTGCTATTTCCTTTCAGGTTTAAGCGGTTTCGTTTTCGTCTGCGTAGTCGGCGATCATGTGCTTGGCTATTTCATGCCAGTTCACGTCTTGCAAAAAAGCCAGTGCGTAATCACGCGCCAAGCCTTCTGGGGCAGAGTTCTCGATATTGTCGTGGGCGGTATCCTTCAGGCACAAGCTCAGTTCGTACGCGTCCATGATCTGCGCTGGGTCATCCCCAAAATCAGTGGGCGTCATGCCATCAATCAACTCCAGATTGACACGCCATGTTGCGTAGTTTGTCCAGCCGTTATATGTCTTGTCCATTTTGCATTTCCTTTCAGGTTTAGCGGTTTAGTGTTGGACTGCTTCAAGTATTGGGCAGCTTGTCAGGAACTCGCTGACACCAGCACAAGGTCTTTTGACTTCTGGAGTTTCGCACCAGTGTGCGAATTGCTCTGCTGATCTGTGGGTGGCAAAGCGGGCAATGTCTTTGATCTCAATGCCTTTGAGTGCGCCCGAGATAAAGCGTTTGTAATAGGTAACTTGATACTGTTTCATTGTCGTTCCTTTCTGGGTTGACAGTTAATAATTAAATAATTGCTTCCAGCTTGTTTACTTGTTCCGTTAATTGTTCGGCTGTGTAGAGCTTGTTAATCCGTCTGCCACTGCCAAAGAAATGGGTCACGGTATATTTGCCATCTTTGCGAAGGCCATAAACCCTTATCTCATGGCCTGTTAATCTGCCATCAGCTTGGCGGTTCATGCTGCCGTAGGTGTCTTTAAATGCTGTCATGGCTGTTCCTTTCAGGGTTGACAGTTAGTTCAAAGCAATACCGGACACGCGAACACAATTGCCGTTTTGTAATTCGAGATCAACAGTGCCGAACGAATGAACGGCGATAATTTTGCCCGTTACCATGCGGCCGAAAACAAGAGTTTCGATTGTTTCGCCAATATGCTTTTGCTGATGTTTTGCGCGAACGGCGGCAAATAAGCGGGATTCATTTTGCAATTGAGAATTTGTTTTCATTGTCTTTTCCTTTCAGGGTTGACAGTTAATTAATAGGCAAGGCACATAAACAGGAAAACGGCAAGGCAAGCAAAGGAAAACAGGCTTGCCAGAATGTCAGTGATTGAGGGTTTCATTATTTGTCTCTGGCAAGATGGGCGAATCCAACGCCCATTAATACTAAGCCTGACACCGATAGAACGGCAGAGGCGGGTATAGGCAAGCCACTGATTACTGCGACGATGGTGAGAATATTCAGGCAAAGTGAAGCAAGGATGAGAGCGGTAGAATCTTTCATGGTGTCGTGTCCTTTTAGGGTTGACGTTGATTATTAAACTTTGGCAACAGTGAAGTTAGGAATTGATAGAAATATGATCCCAAGCGCGTTGAATCAGGTCAGGAAAAGCGCGACGTAAGCGTTCTAGATTGTTTAGATCGGCAGCTAGCATCGCATCGCCAATATAACCTGCAAATCCCCCCATACCGCCTCGTGCCATATAAAGTGCTGCGGCATGTAATTCGCTGTAGTCGTCAGCGATAGTTGAGAGAGTAGAAAGCGCGTTTTCGTTCTCGTATTGTTTCATGGTCAGGTATCCTTTCAGGTTAATTGACGTTTTGATAATCAGGCATTGCCCGAACCATTAATGTAGTCGATTTTCCTGCCGTCATGGTAATTGATTGTTACTATCGGAAAAGCTTGTTTGTGATAGTCTCCGCCTATGGAACAAAAAGCCACATTATTAAGGTTGCGGGTAGATGTCAGGGAAATGCTCGATAAGCAGGCAGAGCAGCAGAGACGCTCGCGGGTAAGCATTGCGGAACAGGCGATCAGAGAGTATTGCAGACAGCATGAAAGCACGGAAGACAAGATGCAAAGGTTAATTAATGCAAAGCTTTGAGATACCAGAGAAGCCACTGATCGAGCAGCACAGGCCACAGGACTTGCGGAAATATTCCATTGTGCCGATCAGAGCAGCGAATGACAGGCGGATAAGACCGGCAGCGATGCGGGTATTGCTGACAGTTTGCAGTTATGCCAACAGAGCAGGCTTGTGCTGGCCTTCACACGCCAATGTAGGTAAAGCACTGGGAGTCAGCAGACAGGCAGCAGGTAGACAGATACGAATCCTGCGAGAACTAGGTTATTTCAAGGTAGTCAAGAACCACAGTCACGGCAAGACAGCGCAGATTATCAGAGTTATTTATGATGAAACATTGTCAAACAATGCGCTGATGGATTCAGTCAAGTTCGAAGACCTGCCACCAACCCTGCAAGCTTGGCAGACTAGCAAGACAATCGAAGCAATCAACCAAAACAAAGAACCGATCAACACGGTTGCACTAACGGCAGAAAAGAACGAACGTTCGTATTTAAGTGTTGATGAAGTTTTGTTAATGTGGAAGAAGTCTTGTTCGTCTGCTGGCATTGTCAGGATTGTAACCAGTGAAGACCGTGCTGCCGTGGTGTCGATGTGTGCTGCTGGCCTGAGCAGGGAGTCTTTCGAGCGTGTCCTGCATCAGGTCTTCGCAGACTGGCAGCAGTACCGCAGGGAACCGCCGCATCGACTTGCATGGTTCGCTGCCAGACTGGCATC